GCTATCACGTTATCGAGACGCAATCCAAAGAGGAAATTGTTTACCGTCGCATGATGTCCAGCCCCTGGGTTATCAGCCGCTACATGAAAGTGGCTGGCGAAACCTATGGTCGAGGCCCATTGCTTACCGCCTTGCCGGATATCAAGACGCTGAACAAGACCTTAGAGTTGCTGTTGAAAAACGCAAGCCTGGCGGTGGCTGGTGTGTACACCGCAGCAGACGATGGTGTGCTGAACCCGCAGACGGTACGCATCACCCCTGGGTCGATTATCCCGGTCGCGCGCAATGGTGGCCCGCAGGGCGAAAGCCTGCGTCCCTTGCCTCGGGCCGGTGACTTCAACGTCAGCCAAATTATCATCAACGACCTGCGCCAAAACATTAAGCGCGTGTTGCTTGATGAGTCGCTGCCGCCGGACAACATGAGCGCCCGCAGCGCCACCGAGGTTACCGAGCGCATGAAAGAGTTGGCGCAAAACCTGGGCAGCGCGTTTGGCCGGTTAATCAACGAAACGATGATTCCATTGGTCGGGCGAATCCTGTCTGTGATGGACGAGCGCGGCTTGATTGATATGCCGCTGCGCGTTGACGGCCTGGAGGTCAAGATTGCGCCGGTGGCACCGCTTGCCCAGGCGCAGAACATGGAAGAGTTGAACGCCATTATGCAGTTCCAGCAGTTGACCCAAGGGCTTGGCCCGGCTGGCGCAATTGCCGTCAAGACCAACGAACTCATTGATTACATTGGCGACAAGCTGGGTGTGCCGTCTTCGGTTCGCACATCAGCGCCCGAACGCGCGTATATGCTTGAGCAGCAGATGAACGAAGAGCGTATGCGACAAGCGGCGCAATTGCAAATGGCCCAAGCTGGCGCCATGCAAGAAGCGCCTGTACCACAAGAAGCGCCCCTACCGCTTGAGGGCGCATAAGGAGACGTATGTCTGGATGGGATGAGTTAGAAGCGGCTCAGAATGTACTGATGCCGCAGGCTTCAAACGATATAGACAAGTTATGTGTCCGGGTCTTTGGCTCGGACGAGGGGCGCAAGTTGTTGGGTTGGCTGCGTGAGCAAACAATCGAGCAACCTTGCTGGGGGCCGGGGACAGAAGCGTCTTACGGCTATTACTTGGAGGGTAGATGTTCTCTTGTCAAAGAGATTGAAACCCGTATATCGAGAGCAACTAAACCATGAGTGAAGAAGTCCAACCCGCAGAGGGTCAAACCCAAGGCGGCCTATTGGATTCGGTAGCACCTGACACCGATGACCAACAGGCTGAAGTCAGCAACGAACAGACCATCAGCCACCTGGAGGCAGACAGCAAAGATGATGACGATGGCCCACTAGAGCGCCCGGATTTTTGGCCGGAGAATTTTTGGAAAGAAGGCGAACCCGACCTGGAAGGCATTGCTAAGTCTTGGCGTGATATGCGTAAGATGGTCAGTCGCGGGGAACACAAAGCCCCGGCCGATGGCAAATATGACTTGACCGTATTTGGCGAAAATGCCGAGCAAAATAATCTTGTGTCTTCTGTGGTCGAGTGGTCAAAAGAAAATGGCCTGTCTCAAGCATCATTCAATGACCTGGTTACCCGCCTACAAGCCGAGGCCAAGGGCATGGTCGGCGATGATGTGATTGATGTAGCAGAGGAAAAGGCCAAGCTCGGCCCCAATGCTGACGCAATCTTACGCTCAACTGACAAGTGGGCTAAAGGCTTGGTCAACAAAGGTATCCTGTCGGACGACCTGTACGAAGAGTTTAAAATCATGGCAGGCACGGCCAAGGGCATTGCGGTCTTCAACAAGATACGCGAACAGTATGATGGCCGCATCCCAACCGAGTCGGTGCCCATCCAGGGTATGCCAACCGACGAAGAGTTGCAGGGCATGATTAATGAGAAATACTACTCAGACCCTGCGTATCGCCAGCACGTTGAGAAACTGTTTGCGATGCGTTATAAGGAATAAGTTCACAGTTGCCCGTCCGTCTCCTCGGGTATTGCCCCGGCCCTAGCGCCGGGGTTTTTTTATGGCAGAAAATAAACTATGGATTACCCCTTGACAATAGACTAAACCTATAGATTAAAATGCTGGCAAGGCTTATCTACTTTGTAGACCCTTAGATGGTAGTGCCCTACCGGCTGGCACCCTACTGCAAGCATTGGCCCGGCTCCCGGCTCACCTACGCGCAAAACATCGCAACTTTTTTAATGAGGTTTCAAAATGGCTATTAACCTAAGCACGGCCTTTGTTACCCTGTTCGACGCGGAAGTTAAGCAAGCATACCAGGCAACTTCTGTGCTGCGCGGTGCAGTTCGCGTTCGTTCGGGTGTCGAGGGTTCTACCTACAAGTTTCCCAAAATTGGCAAGGGTGTGGCGACTATTCGCGTTCCCCAGACCGATGTGACTCCGCTCAATGTGACCTATTCGCAGGTTACCGCTACGTTGAGTGACTACATTGCCGCTGAATATAGCGATATCTTCATGCAGCAAAAAGTCAACTTCGACGAGCGCCGCGAACTGGTTAAGGTTGTGTCGAACGCTATCGGCCGCCGTCAAGACCAAATCATTCTTGACGCGCTGACTGCTTCCAGCACCAGCCTGACCGTGAGCAACGACATTGGTGGTACTGACTCTAACCTGAACGTGGCCAAGCTGCGCGAAGCAAAGCGTCTGATGGACGGCAACAACGTCCCCATGAATGACCGTCACATCATCATCCACGCCGATTCTTTGGCTTCTCTGTTGTCGGAAACTGCTGTTACTAGCAGCGACTTCAACACCGTCAAGGCTTTGGTGCAGGGCGATATCAACACGTTCCTGGGCTTCCAGTTCCACGTTCTTGGCGACCGCGCTGAGGGCGGCCTGGCAATCGACGGCTCAAGCGACCGTACCTTGTTTGCTTTCCAGCGCGATGCGCTCGGCATGGCAGAGGGCATGGCTCCATCGACCAAGATTGACTATGTGGCTGAGAAGACTTCGTTCCTGGTCGCTTCGATGTTCTCGGCTGGCGCCGTGGCCATCGACGATGAGGGTATTGTCAAACTGACCTGCCGCGAATAAGGAGTTGAATCATGGCTTTTAGTTCTACTGGATTCACCGTTTACGGTGCGGCTAAAGCAGGCAATGCTCCTAGCCTATACGGCTACAGCACGGCTGACGCTATTGCTGACGTCAACACCGCAGGTTATTTCAACAGTCTGTCGGACACCCTCAAGGTGGGCGATGTGATTTTGGTTCGCTCTTCGACCGGCGGCACCCAGGCTTTGTCTTGGGTTTACGTTGCGTCGAACGCCAGCGGCGTGGTTGATGTAACCGATGGTTTGACCATCACCGCTACCGACTCCGACTAATCGGATGGGTAGACCGAGCCAGCCTCTGATGATTTGGGGGCTGGCTCTTTTTGCGTAGAGGTTATCAATGGCTGCTGGTGATACGTCAGTTTCTATTTGCGCGGATGCCCTAATTCTCTTGGGCGCCAAGCCAATATCGTCCTTTAATGATGGCACCGACGAAGCCAATACCGCAGACCGCCTGTATCCCAACGTGCGCGATTCTGCGCTGATGATGTACCCCTGGACGTTTGCCTACAAAAAGGTTTTGCTGTCCAGGTTAATTACTACCCCAGTTACCGAGTGGAAGTACGAGTATCAATTGCCGGGTGACCGCCTGGGCAACCCTCGGGCTATGTACACCACTTCCGACGCATCTGCACGACCATCGAAAGAGTGGGAGGTGCAGGGCGACAAGCTGCTGACAAACGAGACTACGGTTTACGTTGACTACCCGTATCAAACGCCCGAGTTCGCCATGCCGCAGTCATTCGTGCAGTTCATGAAATATATGATGGCCTGGCACTTGGCTTACCCCATTACTGAACAGCAAGACAAGGCTGCGTATTGGCAGAGCATTGCTGTTGGTTCGCCCGGCGAAAACTTCCGAGGCGGCTACTTCCGGGTTGCTGCCAACATCGACTCGCAGGGTCAACCCAACCAAGTTATTGAAGACTACAGCCTGGTGGCCGCGAGGTACTGATGGCTCGGTTTGTAGACTTCCAAACCAACTTCTCGACCGGGGAACTAGACCCCCTGTTGAGGGCGCGCGTTGACCTGCAAACCTACAACAATGCGCTGGCCAAAGCAACGAATGTTCTGATTCAGCCGCAGGGCGGGTTGCGCCGACGGCCAGGCTCCAAGCACATACTTGAGTTGCCCAACACGGGCACCGAGTCGGCTGGCAACGGTGTGCGTATGGTGCCGTTCCAGTTCAGCGTTGACGATAGTTATATGCTGGTCTTTGTGCCCACCAGGATGTACGTCATCAAAGACGGCAGCGTAATTGCCGATATCAACGGCACCGGCAACAACTACCTGACCACCACTATCACAGCGTCAATGCTGGATGATATGTGCTGGACGCAATCTGCCGATACATTGATTGTGGTGCATCCTGACTTGCAGCCTGTGCAGATTCAGCGCAACAGCGATTCTGCCTGGACGATTGCAAGCATCACGTTTGACAGCATCCCCAAGTATGCGTTTGAGTTGGATAGCCACACTTCGCAGGGCGCTGACATTACGCCGTCTGCTGTGAGCGGCAACATAACCATTGACGCCACCAGCACCAACCACACCAGCGGCACCGCCCAGGGTGGCACGATATCCACGATTACCCTTAATGCTGCGTCCAGCAGCACAGACAATATCTACGAGGGTATGTTTGTCGAAATCACCGGCGGCACCGGCGCTGGCCAATCAAGGATTATTGAGAGTTATGTCGGCTCGACCAAAGTGGCTACAGTTCACCCCAACTGGGATACTGCCCCTGATGCTACTAGCGTTTACTCGGTTGCTTCGTTTAAGGAATCGGCGGTTAACCAGTACATCAACGCATCACCGCAGGGCCGCGCCCGCATCATTCGATATGTAAGCGATACCCAGGTTGAGTGCGTTACCGAATACCCGTTCTTTAACACCGACCAAATTACTGCTGGTCGCTGGGAAATCGAGCATGGTTATGTGGATGTGTGGTCTAGCACCAAGGGCTGGCCGCGCACGGTTACGTTCCATGAGGGGCGTCTATACTTTGGCGGCAGCAAGTCGCGGCCATCTACTATTTGGGGCAGCAAGATTGGTTTGTTCTTTGACTTTGTGCCAACCGAGTCATTGGATGATGACGCTATTTCTGCCACCCTGGACACCAACGAGTTGAACGTGATTACGGATATCATCAGTTCGCGTGACTTCCAGGTGTTTACGACCGGCGGCGAGTTCTATGTGCCGCAGCAGGGCACCGACCCTGTAACGCCCCTGACGTTTATTTTTAAGGCCGTAAGCCGTAATGGCATCAAGCCTGGCACAAGGGTGCAGTCTGTGGATTCAGGCTCTGTGTATATCCAGCGCCAGGGCAAGTCGCTCAACGAGTTCGTGTTCTCTGACACCCAGCTTACATACATCACGCAACGCATATCCTTGCTTTCGGGTCATTTGCTCAAGTCGCCGAACCGCATTGCCCTGCGTAAAGCCAGCAGCACCGAAGACGCCGACCTGCTCATGATGACCAACACGACCGATGGCAGCATGGCTGTGTTCAGCATTATGCGTAGCCAGCAGGTTACCAGCCCGTCGGAGTTCACCACCGATGGCGAATACCTGGATGTTTCGGTTGATGTGACTGACATATACACCACCGTCAAGCGCGCATTCAACTCGGTGGACAGGTACTTTGTTGAGTTATTTCAAAACACCTTGTATACCGATTGTGCGTTTACGGGCGGCGCGGCGGCGAGTGCCAGTAGCCTGCCGCACGAGGGCAAGACTCTGAATGTCATTTGTGACGGAGTGCCCCAGGGCGACGAGGTGGTTTCTAGCGGCTCGATTACATTTGACCGAGCCAGCACCACCAGCTACGAGGTTGGCTTGCCAATGAACGTATATGCCAAAACCATGCCTGCCGAAATCAGTATCGGCACAGGCACCAGGATTGGTTTCAAAAAGCGCATCGTCCAAGTAAACGTGGTGGTGAACGATAGCCAGCACCTGAATATCAACGCGCAGCCTATTCCATTCCGAAACTTTGACACCGATATGCTGGATGAGCCGGTGCCCGAGTTCACCGGCATTAAACGTTTGGACGGGGTTCGTGGTTATTCAAGAGATGCTGCGATTGAGATTACGCAGACCCTGCCGCTCAAACTGACGCTGCTGGGTCTTGAGTACAAGATAGCTGTACACCAAGGGTCATAATCATGGTAACACCAGCAACACTATACGCAGGCGCCCAACTGGTTGGTGGGGTCGGGGAATACTACGCCGCCAAAGCAGAAGCCATTAACACGCAGACAGCCAACCTGCTGCGAGCAAATGACGTATTGTTTGCAACCGAAATCCAAGCGATGCAGGGCGAGGAATACGCTCGGATACAGGCTGGTCGGACAATACAGCAGGCCAATATCACCGCAATGAACCAGCGGATGATTGGCAATAAACTACTGCGCGACCACCGGCAATCTGTTGCAAGCGCAAGGGCCAGGGCTGCTGCCAATGGCGTGGCGTTCAACGAGGGCAGCGTTGCCGCATTTGAAAATGAAAACCTACGCCAAACCATGATGGATGTTGGTGTTTCAGACTTTAACGCCCTGACCGCCTTGGTGTTTGGCTTTGAGGATGCTACCGCTCTGTTGCAATCGCAAGAGCGCCAGGCAACTCTGAGTCTTTATTCAGCCCAATCGCAGGCACAGCAGTACCGCATGGCCGGAGAGGCGGCGCGTACTACCGGGCGGCTCAAGGGTGGCCAGGCATTGCTTGAGTCGGGATACAAGTTCTATGAGTTGTATCCAAAGGCTTAAAAGAAAGAGCGCATAAATGGCAACAAGAATCACAGACGCAGGCAGAGTCCAGCTAATTGCACCTGGCAGCAGCCCCATGCGCCCGGCTGAATACCGTGGCGTAGATTACCGTGGCTACACAGCAGAGGCGCAGGCAGCCGGTGCCCTGGGTGATGTAATTAGCCGCATGAGTTCGTTTGCCGCCAAACTGGGCGAGCGCGCTGTTGGCCAGCAGGCGCAGGAAGATTATTTCGCCAAGTTCCAGGTTACGGCTGCTGATATTCGCCACGCCAAAGACGGCGACCCCGATAATCTTTTGATTGGCAATGACGCGACGATATATGGCCGCACCCTTAAGAAGATGCGGGCCATGCAGTTGTCGGGGATGTTTGAGACTGAAATTAAAAGTCTTGCAGCCACGCTAAAAATCGACGCTGAGAATGGTTTGCCGACCGCAGATGTTGCCTCCAAATTGGAAGCGGCTATTGCGGCGAACGTGGATATTCTGTCTAAGCAAGACCCCGAGGCGGCGGTTAAGTTGTATGCCGCCAGCAAAGGTTACGCATCCACGGCGGTCAACGCGGCGTATGAATATGAAGTTAAGCGCAAGAAAGAAAAGCGCGAGGCTGCTGTTACTCTGTCCAACGAGCAAGAGAATCCTGAACTAACCAGCATATTAAATGCCGGAATTACTACAGGCCCAGAGGGCACGATAAACAATATCTCGGTGCTGGACACCCGCAGAACGCTCCGGGCGCAGCAAGCGTTTGGCGCCAGCGGCCAGCAGCTTATGGATGAGACTATCAAGGCAACTGATGCCCACATATTGGCGTCGGCGCAAGAGTATGTCTCTCAGTATGTCAGCGCATCAGACAACCCAACAAAAGCGTTTCGAGATATCCGCAACGGCACGACCGACAACGCTGCGGTGAATGCAATCCTGACCGGCGTCAATGCGCTTGATAATTCTGCTGCCCCAGCCTGGACGACTGACATGGCCGCCAAGGTGCGCGAATCTGCCAAAAAGGCTTATGTAGATTGGTCATACGAGCAAGAACAAATTGAGAAAGCAGACAAACGCGCAGCCGAACTGTACAAGGTTGACTTTACAGAGGCAATGGCTAATGGCGACAGGTCGCGGATGGAGCAGGCGCTGTACCAATTGAAAAACAGCAGCCCTGAAGCGTATTTGAAAATGAACGAGGAATATCAGGCTTGGTCAAATGGCGGGTCTGTGTTTTCTCGATTTGATAACCAAAGCATGGTCGAGATTCTTGATAGGAAATTCAACTCGCCATACGGCGACCCTGTTACTGTTGATGATGTCTACCAGGTTCGCGGTCAACTGACCCAAGAGACTTTCCGCAAATATCTCGGCATGGTTAAGTCATTCGACGATGACCAGGTACGCAAGTTAAAAGAGTTGGCTGTTGCTAGGTTGGAGATGGTGCCTGGCCCGTTGGTCGGCTCCCAGGCAAGGGCCGTGAACGCCCGCAAAGAAAAGCAACTGGCTGACCTGATTAACAAATACATGAGCGACAGAATCCGCGCAGCCCGCGACCCCAACTTTCAAATGCCTGGGCCATTCCAATGGCTGGATGCTAATTTTGAGACAAGCACCGCCGCATCGGATGCACAAGCAAATGCCAGTTTGGTAGCCAAGGTGAGTGGCCGCACATACAGGACTGAGGCTTCTTTCACCGCGGCGATTAAACAAGCGCAACAAAGAGGTGATGCCGACCGTGTAACGCAGTTAACGGCAGAGTTGGGCGAATTGAGGGAAGCCATCAGGCTAAACCTGGTCGATGAAAAAGGCAACAAAAAATAATGGACTACTTAGACGCCACCTACTTATCGTCCGAGGCTAACCGCGAAATTGGTCGCGGTGTCAGGTTTGACGTTGACCAAAGCGGCAAGGTCTTTGAGGTTGCCAACGAGCCGGAGGCTTTGCCGATGGAGGTTACGGCTGGCGAGCAAGAATCAAAATCGCTGGCTGAGTTTGCTAAGTCGGGGCTGGATGTTTACGCTGGCGGCCTTAAGGGTTTGGCTCAGGCTTGGGTGGGAATCGGTGGCGACCTGGAGCGCCTGGCTACTGGGCTGCGTGATGCTGCTATGGCTGGCCCCAACGAGTCTGCGTGGGATGCGTTCTTGATGGGGTTGGGCAAAGACAGCACGTTGCTGTGGGACACCAATGAAGCCAAAGCGATATTGGACAAGTATTTGCCATACCAACCTATAACTGAAGCTGGCGCGGCAAAAGTGCCTGGCGAAGATGGTCGATATATGGGCGAGGGCATGGGCGAGTTCTTTGCGCCTGGCGGCCAACTCAAGACCGGGGTGCAGGTTTCCCGAGCTATCCGCAAGGGTTTGAATATGCTGCCGCCATCCATGCAGCCTGGGCCTATGTCTGCCGGTTTGAGTATTGAGCCTGTGACGGGCGAGCAGGCTGCCGCAATGCTTGCTGCCAAGGGTGTGCAGCAAACGGCAAAACAACAGGCACCCAGGTCGGACATTGGCTTTTACTCCGCTGTTGAGGATGCCGCCCTAAACCTGCAACGAAATAGTGGCGCTGGTCAGGCTTTCTTGAACGATATTAAAAAAGGCGCAAACGTCAAAGACGAAGAAATCAAATGGCTGGGGCTGGATGATTTCTTGAGGGGCAAAAAGAACGTCACCAAGCAAGAGGTGCAGGACTACGTTGCCAACAACAGGGTTGATGTGCAAGAGGTTGCGCTTGGTGGTAGACAGCCATTTGATTCTAAGCGTTTGAATGAACTTTTGTCTGAGTACAATTCTCTTAAGCAGCATCCTATTGATGACCCGTCATTTGGTCAGGAGAAGTATGACGAGTTAATACGCTTAATGAATATCCGCGACCAAAGCACTGAGTACACGCTTTATCAAGAAGCAGAAGAATTTGAGCGCATGGCACAACGCGCGCAACGTGAGGGCGACACATTTGCTGCTGAAAAGTATTTTCGTCTAGCTGAGTTCTTCAATACTCGCGCAGAGAAGCTAGACCTTGAAGGTCGGGGCATGGACAGCCCGCCGAAGTTCGGTCAATACACCCTACCCGGTGGCGAGAACTACCGCGAGATTCTGCTGACGATGCCAAACAAAAAAGCAGAGACTTTGAGTGCAAGAGCCGATGAACTTCTAGCAAAAGGCAGGGCTGGAACAGCAACAGATGCAGACAGGGCAGAGTGGGCTTCAATCATGAACAGATTACAGCCTGAGACAAGAGATATTGAAGGCGCACAAAGATTCAGGGGGATGCCTGATTTTAAATCTCCCCATTGGGAGCAACCCAACGTCCTGGCCCATCTGCGCGTGAACGACCGGGTTGACGCAGACGGCAAAAAGATGCTACTGGTTGAGGAAGTGCAGAGCGACTGGCATCAGGCTGGAAGGGATTACGGGTATGGCCCTAAGACCGAAACAACTGTTGAGGCTTACTACGAAACAAAGTCTGGTCAACGAATCCCAATTGGCTTTGGAAAAACCAAAGAAGAAGCAGAGGCTTCAATTGATGTTGGCTGGAAAAACACGGTTGACATTAAGTATGAAACCCAAACAAGAAAGATTGGCGAAGGAGTACCCGACGCGCCATTTAAGGACACTTGGTATCAACTCGCCTTGAAACGTGCGCTGCAATACGCTGCTGAGAATGGCTACGACCGAGTGGGTCTGACTACTGGGGCGCGTCAGGCAGAGCGTTATGACTTGAGCAAGCAGATTAAATCCATTGCTTATAAAGATAACGGCGATGGCACTTATGTTATTACTGCTTCAACTCCAAACAACAGACCGGCTCTTGCCGCCGAAACAGTTGATAGTGAAAAATTACGCGAATTGGTTGGTAAAGAAGTTGCCGACAAAATTATTTCGGGCGAAGGTAAAGAGTTCCCTAAAAATAGCTTTTCTGAAGGCATGAAAGAACTTACTGGTCTTGACCTCCAGGTTGGCGGCGAGGGAATGAGGAAATACTACGACGAGGTGTATCCCAAGTTCCTGCAAAAGTACGGCAAGAAGTGGGACGCCAAGATGGGCAACACGACCATTGAGGCAGACGGCGCTGAACCTGTCCGATACATTGATATCACGCCCAAGATGAAACAATCTGTTTCTGATTCAGGTCAGCCATTGTTTACCGCTGCGCCTATTGCAACTGGCGCTGGTTCTGCGACAATAGCGCAAGACGGGGAAACCGATGGCAATTGAACGCGATATCAGCAAGCGCCTTGATGAGATAATCCCTCCGGCTTCCAGTACCGAGGCCGAGCAGCCAATGCTGGCTGACGAGGCTGCACAGATAGCCAACCCCCTGGCGCCGCAAGAGCCGGAAGAGGGCGTCCAGGTTGCCGGTTTGGTATCCGGCTTGGCCACGGCTGGCAAAGCCATGCGGGCGGCCAGGCGAGTGCAAAAGGAAGCGCCCAGGGCTGCGGTGCTGTACGACCAGCGGGCAACTGGCCAAACGATTATTCCACCCAAGGGCAAGGTTGAAACTGACGCCGGGCTTACAGACCAGCAAGTGGTAGATAAGGGCGTCAATGAGTTACTGCAAACCCCGTCGCCGCCTGACGTACCTGGCATAACGCCAACCCCTGCGCCGCCTGGCACGGGTGTGGTGCCGCCTGTTCGTATTGAGCAAGACGTTATCTACGTCGAGCCAGCCAGCGTTACCACCCTGGAGAAACTCAAGGCAGCAATTACTGGCGCCCCCACATCCGGCAAGCCGCCCAATGTTCGCCCGAACCTGGACGCTATATCTGCCGAGGATGACGTTAAGAAACTGATATACGCGACCACCGAGGTATACAAGCAATGGGTGGATACACAGCGCCAAGCTGGCCGCACCCTGGACGATATCGCTCAAGACGCCCTCAAGATGGGCGACGATGCGGCTCTACGCGCTTTAATTAAGCGCAAGCCTGGTGATAGACCATTCCTGGATTTTGAGAGCCTAGCGGCCCGTATGGCGGTTCTGAACCTGCAACAAGCCACTAAGCAGTTGGTGCAGCAGGCAATGACCAGCGGTGACCCGCGCACCATGATATCAGCCCTCAAGGCTATGACCTTTGAGGGGTATGTTCAGTCTGCCCAATTGGGCAACATGGCTGAAACTGGACGGGCATTGGCGGTTGGTCGCCTGGTTGTTTCGCCCGACAAGTCGCGGGTTGCTAATCTGCAAAAGACTGTGGAGCAGTTGGGAATTGATGACCCGGCTCGGTTCGCTGATATTGATAACCCGGCTCAAATCATCCGCGACCTTGGTGGCATGGAGATGATGCGTAACGCCTTTAAGGCGTACATGGCTTTGCCAAATGATTCTGTGCGCGGCGTGTATACAAAGCATTTAGCAAGGGCCACCCTGGACTCTGCCGCCGAGATATATCAAAGCGCCTTATTGTCTAACCCGGTCACCCAAGGTTTCAATATTGTTGGCACACCGATACACGCGCTTACGTTGATAGCAGAGCGCGGTGCTGCTGCGGTATTTACTGGCGATGTTGCAAGGCTGAACGGCGTGTTTGCTGGTTTGAGGGCTATACCTCGCTACACCCGCCAGGCATTGTCTGCTGCTGCCAAAGGATTCATGACCGAGCAGGCTTCTGATATGGGCAGCAAGTTTGATGCTGGCAGTCGGCTTGCTACCAAAGCTGAGAACTTTGGCGTGGCCCCGGATACCTACCTTGGCAAAGGCATTGACCTGCTTGGTCAGGGCTTCCGGCTATTTGGATTCCGCGTATTGACCACGGTGGACGAAGGCTACAAAGCTATGTTGCGCGGCATGGAATTGGAGATGATGGCCGCCGAGGCGCAGAGCCGGGCGTTCATGGCAAAGATTGCAGACGGCGCTACAGAGGCCGAGGCCATGGAACATTCATCTGCTGTGTATATGCGGGTGCTGGAATCGCCAACGTCATTTGATGAGGCCGCCGAGTTTGCGCGTGTTGTGGCTTTCCAAGATGAGTTGCCTGGCAAAATACTCAAGGGCATCGAGCCAATTATTCAGCACCCATTGCAACGTCTGTTTGGCCCGCTACAGTTTTACAAGACACCGACCCAGGTTGTGCTGCGTATTCAAGAGCGCACACCGCTGGCTGTGCTTATGCCTCGGTTTTGGAAAGCGATTACTAACCCAGCCAACCCTGGCGACCGCAGCCTGGCGCTTGCCAAGTTGAGCATGGCCAGCTTGGTGGCTGGCGCTTACATGACGATTGGCGCGGATGATGACTCGACCATCCTTACCGGGTATGGGCCAACCAACCCGGCAGAACGTCGGCGCTGGCTTGAAAAACACCAGCCGTATTCGATTGGCGAAAAGCAAGAGGATGGCTCATACCGCTGGAAATCATTCGAAAGATATGACCCGTTCAGCGGGGTATTGGCATTTTGGGTCGATGCTCGGGACACCATGCTTAAAGATGATGACCCCGATTCCCGCGAGAACATTGCCTTGGATGTTTCGTTGGCAACCATGCGCTACATGACCGAGGCACAGCCAAGCATTCAAACGCTTGCTGAATTGTCGAATACCATCGGGCCATCGTATGAGGGCGAAACTGACAAGATGGAACGCATCATGCAGATATTTGCCAAACACGCTGCTGACGTTGGGCTGACCACCGGCCAGGCTGTGGTTACGGGTGGGTTAATGCCGCAGTCATTGACGGCCAACCTGCAACGATATCTTGACCCGTTCAAGAAATCCACCGTGCCGAGTGAGCAGTACGATTACCTGAACATCCCAGGCTTTAGGACTAACCTGCGCTCGGGTTACGAGGCGCTGGCCAAGGCGCGGGCGCGCATTCCGTATTTCGCAGACTCTGCCTACCAGGAAACCAACGATTGGTATGAGCCTGTCAAGATTGGTACTGGTGACTTCCGGGCTTTCTTGCCGATGCGTATTATTGAAAAGCGGTTCAACGGTATCAATGCCGAGTTGGAGAAAATCAAGGGCGCCCTGCCAAGAATAAGCCCCTCGATGAATGAGAGCATGATTAAGCTGAACGCCCAGCAATTCAATCGTTACAAAGAGTTGGTCAACTATCCCAACAGGTCGCCATTCTTTGCCAACGAGTTGTTTGGCAAAAACTATAGCGATATGACGCCGGAAGAGAAAAAGATATTTAAGCAGCATCCAAACCGCGCTGACAGAATGCTGGTGGAGATTGCCTCACCTTTTTACAACATTGGCTACGATGAAGCAGGTAACGAAGTCGAATCCACCAACCAGGCAAAGCTGGAGTATTTGAGGGCTGTACACACCGAATACACCAGCCAAGCCAAAAGGCTGATGCTGCTGGAGTTCCCCGAATTGCAAGAGTTGGTTAACCAGCGTGACGCTTTCAAAGCGCAGCAGAATCGCCTGCCACGCAACTTGCCCCTGTCAGATGAAACCAAGCGCAGCATCAAATACAACCAGTAAGGAATTGAATTATGGCCGTCCCAATTTCTAATGTAACCCGCCGCGTGGTGTTTGCTGCCAGCGGTGTGGGGCCGTATGCGTTCACGTTTGAGATTCTTGCTCAGACCGATATCGCCGTTTACGAGGATGACACCCTGCTGACGTTGACCACCGACTACACGGTGACCATTAACGCCAACGGCACGGGTTCGATTACCCTGGTGTCCAGCCCCACCGGGTCACAGATATCAATTATCGGCGCCAGGGCGATTGAGCGTACCTCTGACTTTGTGACGGGTGGCGACTTCTTTGCCAACACGCTGAACACCGAACTTGATAGCCTGACTATCTTTGCCCAGCAAAACAGCGAGGCTGTGGCCCGCGCATTGTCTGCGCCGGAGACTGACCCGACCACGGTGAACATGACCCTGCCGAGGGCGTCTGTGCGGGCCAACAAGACCCTGGCTTTTGACAGCAATGGCGACCCGGTTATTGGTGAGGTGATTGGCGACAACCGTGGCAACTGGGCTGCTGGCACCGCGTACAACAAGCGCGATATTGTCAAAGACACCAGCAACAACAACGTATATTTGGCAAACACGGCGCACACTTCTAGTGGCTCCCTGCCAATCAGCAGCAATGCCGACGCGGCCAAATGGGATTTGTTGGTAGATGCCGCGTCTGCTGCGTCGGCTCAAGCGGCAGCGGAGGCCGCCCAGGCGGCAGCAGAGAACGCACAGACGGCGGCAGAAAATGCTCAGTCTTATGCGGAGGAATGGGCAAATAAAGCGGAAGATAGTTTGGTCAGCACAGATGCTGGCGGCGATGGCTCTACTGAGTACTCTGCAAAACATTGGGCGGCCAAAGCAGAAGACCAAAAGGATTTAGCGGTTAGCGCAAAGAACGCTGCGGTAAGCGCCCAGGGCGCGGCAGAGTCGGCAAGGGATGCAACCCTGGCTGCATACGATTCATTTGATGACCGCTATCTTGGCGCCAAAGCGAGCGACCCAGCACTTGATAATGATGGGGATGCGCTGGCTGCTGGGATGTTGTACTACAACACAACGGTTCCCGAGATGCGGTTATACACAGGCTCTGCTTGGGTGGCTGCTTATGTCTCTGGCGCATCGTACCTAGCATCAGCAAACAACCTATCTGACTTGGCAGACGCTGCAACCGCCAGGCAAAACCTTGGGGTCGAGATTGGCGTTGACGTACAGGCTTACGATGCCGACACGGCAAAGTATGATGATGTAACGGCTAACTTTACGGGGACATTGCAGAACGGCGGTCATACTGTATTGACAACGGCTTCTGATTATTTGGATAGCGCCGACATTGGCGTGAGCGTCCAAGCCTACGATGCAGACACCGCCAAGACCGACACGGCTCAGACGTTCACGGCCAGCCAGCGCGGTACTGTGACCAGCGACAACGACCTGTCGTTTGACCTGTCGGCAACCAACAACTTTTCATGCACCCCGACGGCTGGCGGTACGCTGACGTTTACCAACCACACGGCTGGCC